CCCAAGGGCAGTTTACGAACCCTCCTGAGGATTGGTCGATTAAGTGGCCCGCGCTGAAAAGCCCAACTGACAAAGAGCTTGCTGATGTACGCAAGACCAATGCCGAAGCCGAAAGCAAGGAAATGGATGCATTGGACAAGGCTATTGGCGCTGGTTTGGTGAGCGAACAGCAGGGTATGGAATATTTGCGGGAATTGGGGCGGTATGGCTTAACGCCGCCAGAAACCGCAGATGCCTCGGCAGACTATGCGCAGCAAACCTAGAAAGCCTCGCAAATGGCTTCGCCCGGCAGCTATTGAGAACGAGTATGTCAGTTATGTGCGTCGGATAGCCAGGGACGTAAACGGCGCGGTCCAGGCGGCAGTCATGCCGGTAACCAGTGAATTTCGACAGGATGATTGGCGCGACATTCCGGAGACGGAGGGTTGGTATGAACGACTTAGGCTCGCAATTGCCGAAGCCGCTGGACTGATCGCGCTGCCAGCATTGGCAGACGAGGTTGCACGATTTGCCGAGCGCGTGTCCTCTTTTAACGCAAGGCAGTACCACTCTGTTATTCGATCCGCATACGGAGTGGATGTGTTTAAAACCGAGCCCTGGCTATCCGAAGTACTGAGCCAGTTCGAGGCCGAGAACATTCGTCTTATCAAGTCCATTCCTCAGCAAGCGTTAGACAGGCTGCACGGCAAAATAGTGCAGGCGGTTCGGCAAGGAACGCCTCTGAAGGATGTCAAGGCGCTCGTTCGCGCGGAATATGGCGTAACAAGCGCAAGGGCCGAGCTTATCGCTCGCGACCAGATCGGCAAGCTGAATGGCCAGCTGACCCAATATCGCCAGCAACGAATCGGCATTAAGTCCTACCGGTGGCGTGGGGTTCTGGATGAACGCGAACGTGATGAGCATGTGGATCGCGAAGGCGAAGCGTTTCTCTGGGACTCGCCACCAGACGGCGGGCATCCCGGCCAGCCCGTTCGGTGTCGATGCTGGGCCGAACCCGTTCTGCCAGGGCTTGAAGACTTGGACGCACTGATCGTGCATTGAGGCAAAAATCATGAACATTATGCGCTATGACCGTGTGCCGATTAAGGCCACGCGCAACGACGCAGGTTACATCGTCGATACGCCCGTTCTCACAAGGACGGGCGTTTTTGTTTACAGGGACCCCCAAGGCCGGGAGCGTCGCGAGTATCGACCCCCAGAGGTGGTGTTTGCCGCTGAATCGCTCAGCGCCTACAAGGGTATTCCCATCACGGATGGGCATCCGGGCAAGGTAAACAGTCGAAACGTCAAGCAGCATATCGTCGGCACTGTGATGTCTGAGGGGCGTCAGGATGGCAACGATCTGGCCGCTGACATCGTGATTCATGACCCATCTCCGGTCGATGCTGGCAAGAAGGAACTGTCGTGCGGATACGAGGTGACCTTCGATGAAACCCCCGGCGTTTCGCCTGCTGGTGAGCGGTACGACGCAATCCAAACAAGTATCAAACCCAATCACTTAGCACTAGTTTTTCGAGGTCGGGCAGGCAACGCCCGGCTTAATCTTGACGCTGCCGACGAGGCGGCCAATCACCATGAGGAACCATCCACTATGGACAAAGTACGCCTCGACAACGGCCTGTCATATGAAGCAGCGCCCGAAGTCATTCAAGAAATCGACCGCCTGCGCCAGGACTTGGCTCAGGTAACTGCCGACAAGGATAAGGCGCAAGCGCGCGCCGATAGCCAGGACGCAAAGGTAAAGGAATTGGAGGGCCAGATTGAAAAGGTCCGCCAGGATTCCCACGACAGTGCGATTGCTCGCCTAAAGCTCGAAGGGCAAGCCAAAGATATGGGTGTCGAGTTTAAGGCTGACGCCAAGGATCGCGACATTCAGGAAGCCATCATCAAAAAGGTTCGTGGCGATAGCTTCAAGATGGATGGCAAGAGCGACGATTACGTTGCAGCTGCTTTCGACATGGCCGTGGCTGAGAAATCGGCCCGGCAGGACACTGTCGCGGCCACCCGCCAGGCGATGAACCAAGACGGGACCAATTCACCCAATCAATCTTTGTCGGCCAGCGCGTCACGCGCGAAGTATGTCGCCGGCATTCGCAAATAACCCAAGAAGGAGTTCTCATGTACGAAGATCAAATGGACATCGCCTTCGCGGGCATGAAGGCCGACTCGGGTAATGACCGTGTTGAATCATTTCCTGTAGGTGCTGACACCCTCGCCTTTGGCGTGGTAACCGGCACCGACTCCGGTGGCCTGCTGGTGGCTGGGCCTGGCACCAAGGTGCGCGGTATTACCGTTCACAGCCACGCCGTGCGCGGTACTACATACGTTAAGACCGAGTGCGCCTCGGTCATGACGCGCGGGCTTGTCTGGGCGCTGGTGACGGCCTCGGGCGCGGTAACCGAAGATGGCCCGGTCAGTTTCGCCGCCAACGGCACGGTAGCCAACGCAGGCGCCAATCTCCTGGCAAACGCGGTTTTTCGCAGCGGCAAGATCACGGTCTCCGGTGTAGATATCGCGCTGGTTGAGCTGCACAACCCGTTCTCCGAAACCGACACCGCCGCCTAACCCGGCATTTGCAAAGGAAAAAACATGGAACACATGCACTACGATGCCGCCGACGTTGCGGCGATTCAACAGTTCGCCGCGCAAAGCCAGGTGGCATTGCGTGAGGACGAGGGCATCTTCGCTGCCCGCCAACTGGACTACGTCAAGGCGCGCACCTATGACCGAAAACTGCCGGTCATGCGTGCGTTGGAACTGGTGCCGACCTCATCAGACACCCCCGAATGGGCGGAAAGCATCACCTATCGCTCATACGATATGGTGGGCATGGCCAAGATCATCGCCAACTATGCCGATGATCTGCCGCGCGCGGATGTGACCGGCAAAGAGACGATGGTGCCGGTACGCACCATTGGCGATAGTTACGGCTACAACATCAACGAGCTGCGCGCCTCTACTGCATTGGGCGCCCGCTTGCCTGAGCGTAAGGCTACTGCGGCACGCCGTGCCATCGAGGTCAAGCAGAACCAGATCGCTATGGTGGGAGATACCGATTATGGTCTGTACGGCATCACCAATCATCCGAATATCGGATCGACTACGGGCCTTACCGGCAATTGGGCGACCACTGCCACAGCTGCACAGATCGTGGCTGACGTGGATATCCTCTACGCTGCGGTGACAACCCAGTCCAAGGATGTGCATACGCCCAATCGCTTGGCGATTCCATCAACTGCGCTGGCCGCAATGAAGCGCAAGTACGTCGCGGACACCGGCGGCAAGTCGGCTTACACCGTAGTGCGCGAGAACTACCCCGATCTGCAGATCATCGGCATGGCCGAACTGGCAGATGTAGGCGGGCAATCCCTGACCATCATCGGTGAGTTCAGCGAGGAAAACGCGAGCCTTGAGCTGGTGATGCCGTTTAACCAGCTTCCTGCGCAAGCGCGTAACCTTGAACTGGTGGTGCCGTGCCTGGCTCGCACCGGCGGCGTATCGGTTCATTACCCGCTGGCTTTCACAAAAGCCGTTGGCATCTGATAGGAGGGACGAAGATGAAAGTCACTAATCCCAATCCCTGCCTGGTCAACGTGCATGTGGACGGCGACTATGTGCGCATTGGTCCCAGTCAGTCCGCCGAGGTGCCAGAGAAGGCGGTAGCGGGCCTTATCAAATCAGGTGCGTTGGTGGCAGAAAAGGCGGAACCCAAGTTGGCCCCCAAGGCTGACAAGAAGGAGTAGGGGGGATGGCGGTGGACATACAGAGCCTGGACTTTATCGCGCCGGTGGTTATGTGCGTCGATCCGGTCGATAAGGAACGCGCTATCGAGATGGCCGCCGCCTACCGCCCTTCATGTCTGTCAGAGGCCAAGCAGGATGAGGCCCAATTGCTATACGCGGCATGGTTGCTTTACGGGCGCATGCAGCAGGAGCAAACGGGCGTCATTCTTGCTGGCGTCAAGTCGGAAAAAGAAGGCGACCTAGCCAGGACCTACGGTACGGCGGAAGAAACTGCCGATCCGTTGGGATTCTATGCCCGTTGGAAGGCCCTGAATGACATTTGCGGCAGGGGGGCAATCCTTGCGAGCAACTGGCGTCATCAATGCTGTTGCTAGGAGAAGCCTATGGCTACGGTGAAGGTCATTGACCATGGGTTAGATAAATTGGTCAAAAACGCTTCCACTTTGGGCTCCGCCAGCGTGAGCTTTGGGATTCAGTCAGATGCGGGGGTAGACCCAGAAAGCGGTGTTGATTTGGTGGACATAGCTATATTCAATGAATTGGGTACAGCGACAATACCAGCACGCCCCTTTATGCGTGACTTCGCTGAAAAGAACGAGAATGTTCTGGCGGCTGCCATGCAGCGACAAGCGGCCCGAATCGAAGCCGGCACGAACGTAGATGAGGCGCTCGGGGAGCTGGGCGAATTTGCTGTCAAGCATCAGAAAGACCATGTACGCCAATCTGGTAAATGGGCCGTGCCAAACGCCGCATCGACCATCAAGCGCAAAGGCAGTAACGTCCCGCTGATCGATGATGGGGTGATGTTGGGCGCGATACGTCACGAGGTCATCAAATGAGCTTTCGCACACCTCAGCGCATCGTCCTGCGGGGCGACGGTCAGTATGCCGACGGCGAATGGCAAGAGGGCGCTGATAAGCGAACCATCACCATCTTGGGCAGCGTACAACCGGCCACATCAGGTGATTACGATCTGATGCGCGCAGAGCAGGCCGGGCGCAGGATTGAGCGAATGGTGCGGCTGTACACGGATGCAAGATTGCCCGTCGCGGGAGAAGGTCAAGCCAATGGCGCATTCATACTGTGGGAAGGAGAGCGCTACCTACTGATTGCCGTGTCTCCCTGGCGCTCTACGGCCTTGCGACACTACCGGTATCTGGCGGGCATGGAGCCAAAATCGCCATGAGCATCAAGAAAACATTCCTGCACCACTTCGAGGCACTCATCGATCCGATGCCGATGATCCTGGCGCCCAGCAACGGGCCGCGCCCTGGCACGGTGTTCGCTACCATACAGGTGACCCCCGGCCAGACGCTGCCCGCACACCAGGGGCGAGTAGACCAGCAGGGCGTGCGCAAACTTTTTGGTCCGCGTGTCGTACAGGTGCAAATCCAGTGCTATGGGTCGGGTAGCTGGGATGTTTTGGACGCGCTGGCTATGAACCTGTCCACACAAGCCGCTCTGGAAAGCAGCGAGGCCGCCAATATCAGCATCCTGTCGGTTGAGCGGCTGCAGTCCGTGCCGGCACTCATGGATAACCAGAAGTACGAGGACCGCGCCATATTGGACCTGACGGCGCACTACATTGCCGCTATCGACGAGGACGTGGGCTTTATCGAAACCGTAGAAGGGTCCGGTCAGGTGAACGCCCTGCCACCGGTGCCGTTTTCCGCGACTGTCGTCTGAACCTGTTTTATTCACCCATAGCCACCCTGACAGGTGGCTTTTTTATTGGAGCCACCTATGGCCAAACTCTCTCGCATCGCCGATGTGGTGATATCTCTCGGGACCACGGCAATCACGGAGCGATCCTTTAACGACATGCTCATCCTGGGCAGTCATGTGCTATCGACGACCCGAACGATGGTGATTACCGGGGCCGACGAACTGCTGGACTTGGGTTTATCCTCGATCGATCCGCTGTATTTTGCCGCACGTGATGCCTTTTCTCAGATTCCTTCGGTGCGCCAGGTCTATATCGGTCGTCGGCAGGTGGACGAGGCGAACATTACGGTAACCGCCGTTGCGCAGGCCGACTACAAAGTGGTACTCAAGTGGCGCGATGCCAATGGCGATCAGCAGACGGCCACCGCCGTTTACGCCGGACTGGTCTCTGACACGACGAGCGCCATTGCAACGGGGCTGGCCGGCGCGATCAATTCGACCGATGCACCTGTAACGGCAACCGCGACAAGCGACGCTATCGCGGTCGAAAATGATGTAGCGGGCGATCCCATGGCGCTGGAAATCGCAGGCAACCTGTCCATGCAGATCGTTCCAAGCACGGAGTCGGTGACGGACGCGCTTGCTGCTGTCAATAGCGAAATGAATAACTGGTACGGCCTTGTCATTACCAGTCGGGACACGACTGATGTGAAGGCGGCTGCTGCTTGGGCTGAATCCAATGAAAAGATATTCGGCACGGCATCTGCCAGTGCAAACGTGATCGACTCAGGTTCGAGCAGCGACATCGCCAGCACGCTGATGCAAAACCAGTATTTCCGCTCGTTCGTGATGTTCAACGAGAACGCCGCTACCCAGTACCCGGAAGCGGCGCTCATGAGCAACCGCTTCACCTTCTACGCGGGCGCGGAATCCTGGGCCAATGTGCAAATGTCTGGCATCACGGCCAGCAATCTCACTGAGGGCCAGTACATCACCGCCAAAGGCAAGAACGTCACGACCTTCGAGATGTTCCGCAATTTCGCGGTGACGCAAGGTGGACGTGTGGCCGCCGGGGAGTGGATTGATGTTATCCGCTTACGTGATCAGCTGGTGGACCAGATTAAGGTTGCGGCGGTGAGCGCCATCGTTCGAGCTACAAATTCAAACGGCAAGGTGCCTTATACCGACGAGGGTATCCAACTGATAGGTAATGCCATCCGCGATCCGCTGGATCTGAACGTGCGTCGGGGCGGAATCGCGCCAGAGGCCCTGGACGAAAACGACAACATCATCCCCTCGTACACGATCACGCTGCCGCGCGCGAGCCAGGTGGTCACCAACGACAAAGCCAACCGCCTGCTGCGCGATGTGAAGTTCACCGCGCGCCTGGCCGGGGCAATCCATACGACGGAGATCAAGGGATCTCTGGTTTACGACTTCTAACTGGAGCACTGAAAAATGTCAGATCTCAAGACTTACTCTCCGGACCAGGTCAAATTCATTGTCGGTGTACACACCGTCACAGGTGTGGCGGATGGAACATTCATTGCCATCGAGCCAATGGGCGATGGCGTGACGAGCGAAGCGGGCGCATATGGCGATGTGGCCCGTGCAATGAGCCTGGACCCACGCCATCAGATTACGCTCACACTACAGCAGACCAGCCGTTCAAATGATGTGTTGTCGGCCATCCACGACGCCGATAGGCTCTCAGGCGGTAACGGCGCGGTGCCTGTTACGCTCACCGACCTGCGTGGCAGTACGCTCTTTGCGGGCACCGCTTGGGTCGTCAAAAAAGCAACTGCCACGTTCTCCAAGGGGCTCGAAGCGAAGGAATGGTCTATCGAGTCTGTCGGGCGCTTTACCAATGGGGGCAATGACTGATGGCCAAGCCTATCGAAGTGACGGTGGGCGAAACCGTCTTTTTCATCACCCCCATGGACGCCTTTGACGCGCTGGCGGCCTTTGGCGACCTGCAAAAGGATATCCTGCCAGCCCTTGGCGACCTGATATCGGTGGCTGGCGGACAGGATGACGGCGAAGCGGCCATGGGCAAGGCGCTGGAAAAGCTCTCGGGAAAGCTTGACGGCAAGCAGCTCAAGTACTGGGCAGATCGATTGCTCACGCCAGACACTATCGCGGTGGAGATCAACGGTGCTGACCGGGCACTGGATGCCGCAGCCAAGGCAATGGCGTTCAAGGAATTTACCGACATTCTGGAACTGATGGTTCACGTGATAAAGGTCAATTTTGCAAGCCCTTTGGGGCGTTGGCTCAGCCGTTCTGGTCTGGACCTGAGCCAAGTTCAAGCAGGCCTGTCGGGCGTTATCGGCCAGAAATAGAGGCTGAATTCCTGATCTGGCGCCCAGTGCTGGCTGGCAAAGTGTCGGTGGGCGAAATCCGCCGGCGCGAAGTGCTGCTCATAGACCTTATCAAACTGAATCATCTTCTGGACGCTCAGGCGGCTGCCGAAGCGGCGGCATACAAGGAAGGTAAGTAAATCATGACGATCGTCCGAGAACTCGTAACTCTACTGCGCTATCAGGTCGATAAAGCCGGTCTGACGCAGTATGCGCGCCAAGCTCAGTCTGTTGGCAAGCAGGTCGGCGGCATTGGTCGTGCGGCGATGTCCGAGTGGCGCAAAGGGGTGCGCAAGGCGCTCAACGACTACGGGCTTGTGCCAGGCAAGGTGTGGCAAGGCATTCGTGCCCAGCGCCAGCTCAATCGGGAACAGAAAAAGTCGGCGCGGAATGTCAAGCAGATAGGTGGCGGCTATTCAGCAATCGGCAATTATGTGCGCACCTTGGCTGCCGCTGTCGGTGTTATGTCATCCGGAAAATTGGCTGACGAATGGTCAGGTGTGGCTGCGCGCGTGGGCCTTGCTACCAAGGGTGTTGACGAGCAACGGCGGGCTATGGAGCGACTATACGGGATCGCTCAGGCATCTGGACAAGACTTCTTGGCAACGGGAGATCTTTTTACGGCTGTCCAACGCAACAGCAAGGAGCTGGGGTTGCAGCTTGACCAATCGCTGCAGTTGACCGACACCATCGGCAAATTGCTGACCATTGGCGGCGGTTCAGCCAGCGGGCAGCAGGCCGCCCTCACGCAGCTGGGTCAGGCGTTAGGGTCAGGCGTGTTGCACGGGGACGAGTTAAATTCCATCATGGAGCAAGCCCCTCGGTTGGCCCAGGCGGTGGCTGATGCTTTCGGGGTCACAATAGGCCAGCTTCGCAAGCTGGGGTCAGAAGGAAAGCTTACCAGCAAAGAACTCGCGGCGGGATTGCTCAAGCAGGCTGAAGGTTTGAACGACGAGTTCAAGCGTATGCCCAAGACGTTCGGGCGGGGCATTACCATAATGCGAAACGCATACGGTCGGTTTGTGAATGACCTGAACCGGGCCAGCCGTGCGAGCGAACGCTTCTATGCGATTTCGAGATTGATTGCCGACAACATGGCGGCCATCGTCAAAATCGGAGCATTCTCACTGCTCACAGCTGCGTTAACCAAGCTGCGGCCCGTTGCGTTCGCGGCGCTTGGTCCATTCCTGCGAATGGCTGCACTATTGGGTGGCTTGTATTTGATCGGCGAGGACTTGCTTGTCTGGTCTCAAGGCGGTCATTCCCTGTTTGGCCGTTGGTTTGGTGAATACGGCGAGTGGCAGGGCACGATAGACAGCATCAAGGAATTTTTGGGCTATGTGAAGGATATGCTCGGTGGCTCCAATGACGAGCTGGCCACATGGCTAAAGAAGTGGGGCGCGGTTGCTCTGGTTGTTTATGCAATCTGGCGAATCCTTTCGCCCATCAGGTCGCTGCTCGGTTTTGTCGCCTTCACCGCCCTGCCTGCTGTTATCACGGGCTTAAAGGCCATCAATTCGACAGCGCTGGGCCGGTTTTTGAGCATATGGGTTACCGCTGCCCTGGCTTTAAAATGGATGTACGATAATTCCGATAAGATCGCCGCCAAGCTTGAATCCGCTTTCGGTATGACATTTGACCGGTTGAAGCAAAAGCTTGAAGACATGATTCCTGATTGGATAAAGTGGGCGATGAAGAATGCGACGGGAAGTGGCTCCGATGCATTGGGCGATATCAACTCAAAAATTGAAAAACGTCTAAAAATTCCTCCCGGCGCGTTGCAACGACCACAGAGCTACAGCCCAAATCAGAATAATCAGATCACCAATCAAACCAATATTTACGCCCAGACCAATAATCCAGCATCATTGGCTTCTGCTGCTGGACAGGCAGTGGGCAAGGCGACTTCTCGGGCAGTGGATAGGGGCGCGTGGTCATACCCCAATGTTGAAGCGATGGCTTAGAATGTAGCGAATAATTACATTCCAGGGGTAAGCCATGAAGGTCTTGGCAGGCGATTTTCCAAAAAATGCGCAAGCTTGGGCGTTACACGACCGATTTATTTTTGGTGACAAGCGTCGTGGAGAGCCGGTTTTATATACAGATATTGAAAACATTAGCCTTGATGAAGAGACAAAGAAGGGCTGCATAGTAAATATTTTGCTACTCGATGGTAGGCGACTGCTGGCGCTAATGTCACTCGAAGAGTATATGCAGGCGCGCGCATCCGAGTTTGATGCAGGTGGCGAAGTGGAAGATCGCAGGCAAGAGGCGATAGCTCGTACAAAGAGAGTGCGGCAACAAATGGCCGCGCAGGCATCGCAAGAAAAACGTATTAAGCAAGGCATTGCGGCGGCGGTGGTCGTGGTGATCGCATACCTGATGTTCAAGTCAAGCGATGAGCAAGCCACGTCAAGTGCTAATGAAGTCGCATTGGAGGCGGTCCCGATTAAACAGCATTCGACAGATCAACCGGCCCCCAAACGAGGCGTAGCTATTGCGGATGACGCATTTATGTCAATGGATAAGGCAAATTTTCCCAAGGCATATAAAAAATGGGGGGCTGCTGGGTTCGAGAAAATAAACGATCTTGGGCCCAAGGCGGCTCAACTGATTGCAGCTTCTGAGACTTGTGACGCGCTGAACGTTTTGGCGTTGTCAGATGAGCGCAGCAAGCCGAAATCTGACATTGTTTTCTTTGGGGACTGTGCGAATGGAAAGCGGTTTTATGTCAGCGAGAAGGATATTGAAAGCGGCACCAAGGCGGTTTCAGTCAACGACTTGATGTCTAGCAGGGAGGATGGCGACTACATCCAGACCTGTTTTGATCATACGGCGTCGTCACTCAAGTTCCCTTCTTCATTCGACCCGAGCTGGCTGAGCGCGACCGTCTATCATGCTCCGACAGGCGGCGTGGTGGTGCAGGCGCCATTTGAAGCCAAAAACGGCGTGGGCAACACGCTTCCATTCAACACAAGGTGCGTATTCGACGATCAAGGAATGTCACCGCCAGAAATATCGAATAGGTAACGAAGTACTTTGAGTATCTGCCGCCTTCGGGCGGCTTTTTTATTGGGCGAACCAAAATGGCATTTCTCTCTCTCCTGTTCGGCCTCGGTGGAAACCAAAGCATGATCGGCAGCGTGCCGCTCGATGCCTTGCTCGCAGAGGATACGGATCTGACTTCCAACGCCACCCGGTATCCAGTGGAGGACGGCACGGTCATCAGCGACCATATAACACGTGAGCCCGAGCGCCTGGCGCTGCATGGCGTCATCACAGCAGCTGGTATTACCCTCATGGGCGCGGGCGGCAGGTCCAAGCTGATTGCCGCCAAAGAAGCCATTCGCCTGATCCATGCGCAGCGTGTGCCGATCACCATCGTGACCGGCGCTGATGTCTATACCGACTTTGCCATGGAGAACGCCAAGATATCTCGCACCAACGAGGGCGAAAAGCTCACGCTGAGCTGCGAATTTACCAAGATTGAGAAGGCGCGGCTTCAAGAGGCGGATATCCCGCCGCAGAAGGTGTCGGGCAAGGCCAAAGGCAAGGCGGGTAAAACGGCGGCCAAAGGTGGCAAGGTGAACAGCAATAGCGCGCCTTCAGTCAATCAAAGCACTTTGGATGAGGCGTTTTCCGGACGAGTGAAAGCCGCGTTTGGCGGGACGGATAAGATATCGACATGATCAAGATCCCACTAATCGACCAAAATAGCTTCGTCGTCGAGGCCGGTCTTGATGATGGTACGTACTTTCTGCGCTTTGACTGGAACAGCGAAGCCGAGTTTTGGACGATGGCGATTACCGACGCGCTGGAGGCTGTAATCCTTCAGGGCGTGGTACTGGTTCCGAATACGCCACTGCTGGCCAACTTTCGCCATCTTGCGGTGCCTGCGGGCGAATTCATCGTGGATGCAGAGAACGCGAACCTACAGATCGGGCGCGATACATTCGTCACCGGTGATGCAAGACTCTACTACCTGACGGAGGCTGAAGTTGGCGCGATTCAATCGTGACTACCGCCTGCTGGTCGGCCCGCCTGGCAAGAAGGGCGTCGAGATACTGCCGCCGCTACGCCTGACCTTCGAAATCGACAAGAACACCAAGGAAGAGCCCAACGAAATCAAGATCCGGGTCTGGAACCTGAAAAAGGAGACTCGCGAGGCGATTGTCGAGCCTGATAACGTGGCTGTCCTGTATGCCGGTTATGTTGAAGAGGATGGGGCGCTGTTGCTGGCCTACGGCACGGTGCTGCAGGGTTGGACGTACTTTGATGGCCCCGACGTGATCACTGAGTTGTCGGTATTTGATGGCTATGCCCAGATCCGCGACACGGTAGTGAGCCTGGGGTATGGGCCAGGTGCACGCGCCAGGGTCATTGTGACCGACATCGCACGGCAAATGGGCCTGAGACTCGTCATGGCGCAGGATGCGCCCGATAGGGTGTGGCAGAACGGCTTTTCCTATTACGGCGCGGCGCGCGCGGCGCTTCATAAGATCGTGCAGGGAACGGGGCTTGAGTGGAGTATCCAGAATGGAGAGCTTCAGATCATTGCCCGCCGGGGAACAACGCCACGCCAAGGCTTTGTGTTGGCGGCGGATTCGGGCCTGATTGGCTTTCCAGAACGCACGCGCCAGGGTGCCAGAGAAAAGGCCAAGGTCAAAGACGAGCGCACCGGGGATAACAAGCATATTGTCTCAGCACGTCAGCAAATCGATGGTTGGCGGGTGACTTCACTCTTATTGCCGACGCTCAACCCTGGCGATCTGGTGAAACTCGATAGCCGCACGGTGCAAGGCTGGTTCCGGGTGGAATCGCTCAAGCACACTGGCGACTGGGGTGGCTCTGGAGATTGGCAGACCGAACTGCAGCTCGTGGATCGAGATGCGCCACCGAGGAAAAAATAGTGAACGATCTTATTGCCGCCGCGCTGGCCGAGTTGAATGTCTGCCTGCCCGGGGTTGTAGTGGCCTACGATGGCCGCACAGCAACGGTACGGCCCGCACTGCCGAAGCAGCTGGCCAATGGCCAGACGCTGGCTGCGCCGCTGATTGTGCAGGTGCCCGTGTGCTGGCCGATAGCGGACGGAGGGCGCGCCATGGTCACGGTACCGCTCAAGCCCGGCGACCCAGTCAAGCTGACGTTCAGCCAGCGCAGCCTAGAAAACTGGCTGTCCGGGTCCGACCAAGCGCCCGATGATCCGCGTCAATTTGACCTGACCGATGCATTTGCTTCGCCCGTCATGCGACCTGGGCCTGCAGCCGACACTGAAAATGTGAGCGTGCAGTATGGCGGCGCGTCCTTAAAGATCAGCCCGGATGGCACGATCACATTCACCGGTGAGATGGCGGTGTTCGACCTTCCGGCGCAGTTCAACGAGCCGATCACCTACAAGAAGGGCATCGCAGGCGAAGGCGGCGCGACCATCAACAACGTGGCATTCGAGACCCACGTACACGACGAAAACGACACGGGCGGACCCACTGACGGGCCGAGAGCGCCATGAGTATTGATCTGAAATTGGACAGAAACCACGACCTTTCGCTCTCGCGACGCAACGATCTAGTGCTGATCGATGGTGCTGCAAGGGTGCGCCAGCAGATCGAGGTGACGCTGCTCACATTCCTTGGAGAATGGTTTCTGGACGATACCTGGGGCGTGCCTTATCTGGAGAAGATCATGGTCAAGGCGCCCAGCCGCGCCGAGATCGAGAACATCGTCCGCGCCAAGGTCCGCGATGTGCCTGGGGTTACGTCTGTGCCCACCGTCCAAATAGAGATCGACGCCGCTCGCCGCCAGGGGCGTATCACGCTGCCAGACATACAAACCGACGAAGGGCTGGTTACAGTCGCCGTCACCCGATAGGAACGCTGAAAAATGCCAGATTACGGAGTTACGCCGCAAGGGTTTGTGCGCCCGCGCTTGCCGGAGCTGCGCGCAGAGATCATTGAGGCCATGCGCGCCAACCTGCGCGCCAAGGGTCTGCCCGATGATATCGAGACCCGGCCCGACTCGGTGATGGGCGTCATCATCGACACCTTCGCAGACCGCGAGGCGGCCATCTGGGAAATGGGCGAAGGCGTTTACTACGCCATGTATCCGGGCTCGGCTATCGGGGCAGCGTTGGATCGAGCGGTGTCCTTTGCGGGGGTGCGGCGCTTGGCTGCCGAGCGTTCGCGCGCGGTGGTGGTGCTCTATGGCCTGGCTGGAACCGTCGTGCCCGCCGGCGCGCAAATCCGGCACAGAGCCACCCAGTCGCTATGGCAAACCAGCCAGGCCGCCACCATCAGCGCCGCAGCGGCAGCAGATGTGCGTATTGCGCCGACCGTGCAAGATTCGACCGTCTATACGGTCACTGTTGACGCAGTGGACTACAGCTACACCAGTGGCGCGGGTGCGACCGTTTCGGAGATTCTGGCCGGCCTGGTGGCGGCCCTCTCGTCAAGCGATCTAGATGTCAGCAGCGACGGAGCGGCTATTCGCTTGGTAGCCACAACACAGATGGCGGTCAACATCACGCTCACCCCAAACCTTCAATTCGTCCAGATCGGTACGGCAGTACTTGCGCAAACCATCGATCCGATACCGGAAGATGCTGCTCCTGGCGACCTGAATACCATTGTGACGCTCGTTGATGGCTGGCAGGCGGTAACGAACTTGCAGGCCGGTTCCGTGGGAAGGGAGCAAGAGACCGATGCCCAGTTGCGCGCGCGCTATCAGAACGGTGTATTTCGCCTTGGTGCCGGGACGCTACCGAGCATTGGGCCGAATCTACTTAATGACGTGTCCGGTATCGCCGATATTCGGGTTTTTGCAAATAACACTGATACGGTAGACGCTGATGGTCGAGTGCCACACAGCATCCATGTCGTGGTCGACGGCGGCGTGGACGAGGATATTGCGATGGCCATCTACACCTATAAAGGTGGCGGCATCGATACCAATGGCGATGTGGTCAAGGTCCTCTCGACTGACGAAGGCCAGCAAACCATTAAATTCGATAGGCCCACCAAGATATATGTCTGGGTTCAAGCCCAGATCACGCTCTTACCCCCCACGGAACAGGCTTTCCCAGCCGATGGTTTCGAACAGATCGCGCGCGCCATCAATACGGTCGGGCAGGCGCATGGGATTGGCCAGGATGTGAGGTTGCAGCGGTTTTTCTGCGAAATCTATAAGACACCGGGCATTGCCGATGTGGCACTGTCGTTCGCTCGTTCGACCAATCCGGCCTTTGAGCCCACTTCGGGCGATTTTACCGAGGCCAATATCACGATCGATAGCGTAGAGAAGGCGATCTTCGATCTGAGCCGTATTGAGGTGACCTGATGGAGCTATCACAGGACCATGCTGATATCGCGTGGGGAAATTTCCTTGCGCAGTACGGCGATTCGCCCCGCCTTGAGTCTTTGGTCAAGGCGCTGTATGCGCCGCTCAGTCATCAGCAACTCAAAGCGCTCTATGAAGATCGCTGGCTGGAGACGGCGATTGGCAAGCAGCTCGATGGCATCGGCGAGATTGTCGGACAGTCGCGTGAGATCGACGACACATTGTATGTGGAGTTCTTTGGCTTCGATGGGCAGCCAGCCATTCAGGGGTTTGGCCTGGCGCGCCTTCGTCGCCAGTATGAACCAGCGATATCTGGCGCAACCCGGCTGCCAGATGCGGAATATCGGAAGATACTTTACTGGAAGATTGGTCTGAATAATGGTCATGGTACGGCGCCCGAAATTGCTGCCGCAGTCAGGGCTATTTTCGATGCGTCTGTTGTCCGTGTGCGAGATACGGGCAATGCAAAGCTGGGGGTGTGGTTCAACCAAACGCCCGATACCAACCCATCAATGCTGGTTAACGCTGCGAGATGGGTTCCCGCATTGGCGGGGGTTGGCGTTGATCTTTTAACAAGCACCGACGAAAAGGTGTTTGGTTTCTTGAGTCAGGGCCTGTTTGGTTTTGGCGAAGGGGTAATGGCCCATTCGGCCTGAGGTTTATTCTGATTAATGGCCGCCTTCGGGCGGCTTTTCTTTTTTGGGGCAAATATGGCCGCTGTCGATTTTTTCTCCGGCTTCACGTACAAGTGGGCACAAGACGGATCTACCTACAACTGGGAAGATGCCCAGTATAAACAGGGGTGGTCAACCATCGGAGCCGTTCCGCCGTCAGTGGAACAATTCAATCGGGTGCATCAAGTGGTAGACGAAAAGGCCAACTGGCTGTTTGCGCAGTTCAAGGCTGCCGCAGATAGTAAAGGCATCACCTTGGCTGCCGCCGATTTGGAGGGTTTGCTGAAAATACTGAACGCAGCTACTCCCGACGCCACCGAAGCCATAAAAGGTCTCATTGAGATCGCCACGGAAGCCGAAGCTCAAGCCTTATCCGACGACTCCCGTGCATTGTCCCCAAAGAAACTTAATGATGCATTCAAGGGGGGCAATCAGAACAGCAGCGGCCCTGGCTATCAGCGCCTGCCTGGGGGCCTGATCATCCAGTGGGTGGGGTCAACGAATGTGCCGTCTGGTGCTGGCTCGACCACGATCACTTTTCCGATTGCCTTTCCAAACGCTATGCGCGGCTACTCCATGACCAGTTCCAGCGCCGCGGTGATTGTCTCTGGCAGCAACGCGAGCGCGACAACCATTGATGTTGTTGTCAGGAACCATGACGGTTCCGTGCTCAATCAGGCGGTCGGTGTCTCCGGCATCTTCGTAGGATTCTGAACAAATGAAAATCCAATACAGCGCAGTCAAGAATGCATTTTTTCCACTGGCTCTTAAAGACGACTACGACGCGGCGGGGACATGGCCATCGGATGCCATAGAAGTGCCCTATAGCTCGTACCTTGAGTTTATTACTCCACGAGATGGCATGCGGCGCGTGGCCGGGCCTGACGGCCTGCCCGTTTGGGCGCCTGCGCCCATCCCATCAGAAGATGAAATCAAAGCCCGGAAAATAGCGCTCGTACAGACACACATGGATATCGCGGCTCGCCAGTTTGGGTATGACAGCGTTGCGAGCGCTATTTCCTACGCGGAAGAGCCCGCAGTGCCAAAGTTCCAGACGGAAGGGCAGGCCTTTCGGGCTTGGCGGTCTCTCGTATGGGCGAGGTGCTACGAGATCCTTGAGCAAGTCCAAAACAGCGAACGCGCCATTCCAACCGACGAGGAATTGATCAATGAGCTGCCTGTCCTCTCTTTACTCAGCTGATACGTCGGAAGACACGCTCCCCTGGCCCCTCATCATCAACCAGGGCGACACATGGAACGTCACGATCATCTGGACTGATTCGGAGGACGAGCCGGTAGACCTATCCGGTGTGACGGGAGCGATGCAATTGCGCCGCTTCTTTGGCTATCCGGTGCTGCTCGATATCACCACGGAAAACGGGCGCATGGAGATTGTCGGGCCGGAAGGGCGGATCGAAATATCGGTCGATAACGACACGATGTCCGCGATCAAGATATCAGCAGGCGTGTTTGATCTGAAGCTTACCTACCCGGATGGCGTGAGATCCACGCTCATGCGCGGGGAGTGGCAATTGAAATATGAGGTGACCCATGGCAGTTGATGTGATCGAGACGCCGCAAAAGACTTTTGTGAAGATTGTGGCGAAGGGTCCGCGTGGCGCGACTGGCGACGTGACGCCTGAGGCTTTGGCTGCGAAAGAAGCGGCTGAGCAAGCCGCAACCACAGCAGGCGAAAAAGCTGGTGCCGCTGCTACCTCCGCCTCCACCGCCACCGGCGCCGCCACCCAGGCAGAAGCGGCAAGGGATGCAGCGATGGTAGGGGCTGGGAGCTATCCAGATGAACCGTCCGGGCGAGCATCGGTCCTCGACGGTGAGGCCTTCAAAGTTCAAGGCCACGGCGATATTGCAGCCTTTGAGTACCGCCGCATTGATGCAAGCACTAGCACGCTTATAGCTACATACCCGAGCACGAAAGCGCTAGAAAGGATACAAAGCGCGAGCGGGAAGAATATTCTTGACAAGTTAAGAATTCGCCGTGGTCACTACTTTTCGGCCAGCAATAACGCCATTATTGCCTCGCCTTCCTATCGTTGTTCAGGATTCATGTCTGTGGAGGCGGGCAAGAATTACGTCGCTTCCGGCATTGCCCCAGGCCAGGTTGCCGCGTTCTTTACAGAGGAATCTGACACGGCCGTTATCGGCGCATATGCCTCGGCCGCAAGCTTCGTCGTGCCGACCGGTGCCAGGTTTGCGGTCATAAATATCACAAACAGCGGACAGGACGATACCTCATATGACGACACGGCCCAGGTCGAGGAGGGAAGAACGCCAACGGAATATGAGCCATTTCAAAAGAAAATCGGCCTGGATATGGTGCGCGGAGCAGTTGGCGAAGAGCAGGTGTTTGATTTATATACCCCCAATTTGTTCAATCCGGGTGCAATCGATTGGACGAGAAGGCTATCGCCGTCCAGTGGCAATGTCGTTGCTGCGGACGCCAATCCGCTTATTGCGACAGGCCCCGTTGAAGTAGCTGAAGGCAGCTGGTATGCAATCGGAGGAAGCGCGCTACCGTCCTCGCCGGTAGTTGGGGTTTACTCCGCCTCTGGCAACGTTTCAAACTTAGCGCCGATCTCCCTGATTTCCATTGATGGCGGATTCAAATTTCAAATACCTGAGGGGTTAGGAGCAAAAGTTGCTCGCATCAATCTTATAGCGGACGTGGCTGCCCACACGGTGACCGGACAACTGCAGATGAATCCAGGTGAAACACTGGATGATTATTCGCCTTATGGGGTTGTCTCTAAGATCAAACCCGAGCTGCTACCAAAAGGACCATCCCTCTCAGACTACCTCGCGCGAGACGAGATTGTGGAGGAGCGAAGCTTTAACCTCCTGGATCCGTCTGTCGTTGATTATGTGAAGCGATACTCTACGGGCAATAAAGCCTTCCAGACTGATACGCTGGGCATTGCAGCGTCCGGATACATTCCTGTTGAGGAAGGCGAGTGGTATACCGCCTCCGGTGTGGGCATCTATGGTGCAAATGGCGCCGTGGCCGCACGCCAAGGTGGCTACTTCACTAATGCGGGCGCAGTCACCGCCGTTGACAATATCGCCTTCGTCGCACCGGTTACAGGCGATGGCGCCGCGTTTCAAGTACCTGTTGGGATGGGAATCACGCATGTCGTGATTTCGTTGCGCAAGGCCGGGGACGACGCTTCAGCGAGCACTCTGTACGGGAATGTGCAGCTGGAGCGCGGTGAAATGGCGACCGCCTATCAGCCCTACGAGCTGAAAACGGTTATCAAGGAATCCGTCCTGCCCAGGAACTCGGGCTCCACACCGACTGGCGGCGGCTTTGACGCTGCTGCCTGGTACAAATTCACCGAGGGCGACGAAGGTCAATATCTAATCGATAAGCTGCCAAACTTTCGCGCACATTGGATGCTTAAGGATAAAGACCTGTGTGTGGTTAACACTGGAACGTCCCTGACCGCACGCTCTGCTGAGCACTGTACCGAACATCCGAGCGCCAAGCATCGCCCGCCACTGATGCACTCACGCAACCTGGCCTCCATACTGTGGGACCGGATTCAATGGGAGGGGCAGCAGTACCGTCGTTATGACGCAGACGGATTCTTTACAGAGGCAGGAGGCACATTCTCCACCAGTAGCGGCCTGGCCGAGTGGGATGATGGGCCATATCGGCAGGGTTGGACGCGCTATTCGGAAGTTACTGGCGCGCAGATATCCTTCGTGGTACCTGTGGATGCGTGGCAGTTCAATCTTATATTTCGCACCGATACTACCGGCGTGGAGAACTGCACAGTGTCGATCGCCGAAGGTAATGGACAGATGCAGGCATACGACGATGCGACCAGCGCATGGGTCGAAGCGAACGGGTATGTGTTTTCAATGCGGGAGGCACCACCCCTGGCGCGCGACATCTTGGTGCCCAGGGCCAGCACGGGCGAAATGGTTACGCGCAACATACATTCGAAGGGAAACACCACGTACCAGAAGCGCTTGAAAATGCGTTGCCGCAATGGGGACGGTATGGACAGCCGGACGACTACCAAGTCCGTGACCGTTGCCGGTCAAACGACCGGCAGATTTATGTACTGGGGTGTGGAGTGGTCGCCACGCGAGTTCATGATCACCTATATCAATGCCGCCAGAGGCAGCCACAATACCCAAGCCGATACTGAGCGTGGTCTCCCGAAATGGCAGGACAACGAGATATGGTCATTCAAGCCCGACCTGCTCTTTTTTGAGCTGCCGATTCACAACGATGGAGCGGCCGCTGCAGGTAGCTATACCGCTGGATACTGGGGCAGGCTGACCGATCATTTCGTGTTCCGGGAGGATTATGAATTGTCGCTTAAGAGCAGGGGCAACCATTTCGGCCTGTCGCCCGAGATAGGGATGTTCACCAGCTCAATCTCGTGGAATTTTGGGGGTATTAACGACGATGGAACGTTGAAATTCGGGCCGGAGCTTACTACCGGGAAGATGATGACGGCGTTGGACAAGTTCACGGAGGCGCATCTGTGGGTGCTTCAGAACCATCCAGAAGCAGTCTGCATCAACGCGGCGCAACGCTGGGTTGACGCCGGCGTGGCGATATTTGGCGACATGAAATCGGCCACCGTGGCCAGCGGCAAGGCGGGAAATACGTTCACCAATGAGGGCTCGCACTGGAACGACACGGGCTGCAAAATCATCGGAAAGACGTTGATGTCGCTTTTTAATTTCACGATTTGAAATTTCAAAGTGTTACGCTTGCTTCTCCGATCTTCGAACGAGGAGGTGTAGAGATGTCGGAGCAAGATATCGATCAGAAAGATGGAGAGGATTTGTTGCGTCGTTTAAACAAAATGGCAGATATGCCAGGAGGCAAACAAGCCATTCGTTTTATATTGAACTCTGCTGGCTCAGTACCGATCGTCGGTGGAGCAATTGCGGGCGTAAGCGCAATACTTTCCGAGCGAGAGCAAGAAAAATTCAATCAGGCCATTCTCGATTGGGCCGCACAGTCCAATGCAAATGCGGCAGACTTGCGTTTGCGTATGGACCGGATCTGGCAAGAGCCAACCCGCTCTTCATTGGCGTTGCTGTTGGGTGAGATTTTCGGCGACGGCATCGCATCGGAGCTTGTCGAAAGATCACCATCGCAGATAGCTGTAATCTTAAATCCCGCGACGGTCGCAGAGCTGCAGCCGTATGTTAAGAAGGGATGGCTTGGGCTAAAGCCTACCGGATCTCTCATGGCGATGGGCGCAGGTAACTCGATCGGGAATTATTTTGAAGAGTTGAAAAATCCTTACGGAATGGGGGCCAGCTTTATCCTATTTCTAGATATAAAGAAAATTTAATTTATCCCTATCCTCCCATGCTTGCATGGAGAGTTTACCTTGGCCGCTTCTGTGAAGCGGCTTTTTTTACGTCCAAAGGATCCCGATGCAACCGCCTGAAAGCATTTCCGAAGCAAAGATCTGGGCCGCAGTGATCGGCGCCTGTGGAGCGGCTATATCGCTCACGTTCATTAAGGATCTGACCTGGCCGCAGAAACTGGTGATGGTCATATCCGGCACGGTGATATCTGTGCTGTTCACCGAGCCGATCATCGATCTGATCGATGTTCCGCCCAACTGGT